TTTAAGACTTACAATAGTAAGATTCAATCAGACGTAATGTTTAACATGCGTTCATTTGCTATCTTCCAAAAGCTTCGTAATAGTGAGCATGCACAGAAAGAGATTCGTGAGATCGCCCAACTTATGATTGACCTTGTAAGAGAGATTCCTGGAGAACCTTTCAAGCATACACTTGCTATTTGGAATAAATCACTATAATTGAATTTACAAAAGCCTAAAAATACTGTATAATAAACTTATGAAGACTAAGGATATTGGAGATCAGTTTATTGATCTATATAATAAAAAGGATTTTGTCACTGATAAAACAGGTGTAAAAACTATTGAACTCGTTGGTGCTTCTTTTAACGCAGATAAACCAACCATTTTTGGCTCTCCAAATCAAGAGTACATTGATCGTGAAATTGAATGGTATGAATCTCAAAGCCAATATGTTTATGATATTCCAGGCGAAACTCCTGCTATTTGGAATCAAATTTCTTCAACAAAAGGTAAGGTGAATTCTAATTATGGTTATCTGATTTATAGTAAGAATAATCATCATCAATATAAAAAGGTTCTTCATCAATTGTTAGCTGATCCTAATTCACGTCGAGCAGTTATGATTTATCAACGGCCTTCAATGCATGAAGACTTTAGTGTCGATGGAATGTCAGATTTTATTTGTACTAATGCTGTTCAATATGTAGTACGTAACAATTACGTGCATTGTATTGTTCAAATGCGTTCGAACGATGTAGTGTTTGGTTACCGCAACGATTTCGCTTGGCAAAAATACGTTCTTAAAAAAATGGTCGAAGACCTTAATGCTCTAGGTGAAAACAAGTATTCTATTGGCGATATAACTTGGCATGTTGGCTCTCTTCATGTTTATGAACGCCATTTCAAATTTATCGAAAAGGAAATTGAAGCAAGAAAAAAGGCTGATGAAATTCTGGCTATTGCTAAATCAGCTATGGGTGACTAATGAATTTTAATGCGTCCCAACTAGACAAGGATTTTTATCTTACTCGTGCTAAGAGCGAAGCAGATGAAATATTCTCAAACGAAAGTACTCGTCGAGGAAGATCATTTCGAAATATCTTAGAAACTACATTGTACGGTCATGCAGCAGAGGTGTATCTAATACAAGAATGTGGCTTTAAAGACGATACACGAAAATACAAAGATGTGATTGATACAAACGGCTCATCCGTTGAAATTAAAGTTACCGAAGGTGATTATTATGTTCCTTATGTTTTAGAGCGCGCAGAAAAAGCAAAGTCACAAGCATGGAGAGGATACCCTGATATCTTGTATGTTTTCATTGGTAATAAAAAAAGTGCAGATTACGAATTAAGTGGTATTTACAAATGGAATAACAAAAGATTTGTTTTACAAAGTGCCGAAATTAGTGTATAATAACTCATATGGAAAAGGAATCAATTAAAGTACTTAACGAATGTGCTGATGTTCAACTTAAAAAATCTAGAGATTACCAAAATCCTAAATCTAGAATTAAGCAATCGGATTATTACCCCCGTGGTGTTATGTCAATTATGGAATTGATCAACACTAAAACAATTCGTCTATGGTCGATCATCGAAGCAATGGAAAATGATCCTACATACGAACCAAATTTTGAGTCAATCGAAGACTCACTAAAAGATTTAATTAATTATGCTTCATTTGCTGTAGCATACTCTAGAGGTAAAATCGAAGGTCAAAATAAAGATCGTGATTTCCTCAATCGTGAAATTACAAAGGGGAATGATAGTTAATCCAATATCAAATATACCAGTAAATAAAAAATCTCATGTGTATGGATGGGCTAAAAAATGGTCTGATCTTTTAGATATTAAGATTGATCATAAATGCGATCAATACCATGAGACTGCTTATATTGATCATGGTGCTAATTTTTCAGGAACACTAAATTTGTTTGGCGGTGCCAATAAGGATGTTTTTGACCGAATTAATCGTGTCATGACATCCGAAAAAGTTGTTTCCCTTGATCACGAAATGCCTGATTATGGTGAGATGCTTAGAAAAAGAATTGGAGCTAAAACAACATATGAAGGAATAACAGAATCTTGGTGTGATAGATTATCCGTAAAGTGTAAATGGATTAACTCACTAAAAATGGAAGAGCTTGAAAATGCATATGACGGTATTACTGTCGGTGATTCCCACACGATAGCATATGCAAATAAAGGAGATGTTATATTTCGCAACGACGGTAAAACTCTTCATGGTGCTTTAAACGAAGGATTAGATACATTCATGCGTGGTGTTTCAGCCAAAAGAGACAAATTTATGTCGTTCGACACGCCAGTTACTTTTTGCTTTGGATCAATCGATATTCGTCATCATATTTGTCGACATGGAGGTTTATCTAAATCTATGATCGAAAGGTATGTTGATCAGGCGTACTCTATTACAAACAATCCATTTATTGCTAAACCAGTACCAGTTGAGTTTGTAGGAAGAAGAATACCAAAAAGCGGATTTTATAAAGGAGAACCTTTTTATGGTTCATGGGAAGATAGACGAGATATCACCGGTGAGTTTATTATGCACTTGCACGATCTTTTGCCTGAGGAGAGAATCGTTGGTCCTCCAGAAGAATGGTATCGTATGGATCCTGAAAAATATGCTAAAACATATATGGAACTCTCCTCAAGTTTTCATATTGCTCCGACTTACTATAGAAGCGAAAATTGGGGAATCAGCGAGTTTTTTGCATAAAAAAATGAAAACAACGAAGTACTACGAGGAGTTTAAAAGATACTATAAACTTGCTGAAGACCAACAAGCTAAAACTAATTTGGGTTGGCAAGATTACGAAGGCTCTACAAGCGACGACTTAATGAATAATATTCAGCTGTACGATGTTGTTGAAAGAAAGTTAGCCGGCTTTTCGCAAATTGTAAATGATGCTTTTTATGCTTCTTCTAAAGAGCATCCTTATTATGATAAAATCCAGGAAGGCCATGCGGATAACAAAAGAAAATACATGATATCTAAGTGGGATGATCGAAAAAACGTCTATGGCCTAAGAGAGTGGTTATACGTTTTCTTACTTCATCGTATTACAGGATCAGCGATTAATTACGGCACAATTCCATCTGGTTATCACAATACAATTCTATTTGATTTATATCAGTGTGATACGGTTGAAGAAATGGCTAAGATGGTTCCACACTATAGAAAAACATTTTACACATCAATTGGCTATCAATTTCCAAAGTTTCCTAAACCTCCAGAAGGTTACAAACGAGGAGGAGATTATTATCTTTCAACGTATGCACCTAGATTAGTTAATGAAATGGCGTCATGGCTCGAATGTGGCGGCAAGCGTACCTTCCGCGAAATGGGAGATTGGATGTTTGAATGGAATGAAAAAAATGGGCTATGTAAATATAAATTTCAATATGCAGCATTTTTAGCAGATCTTGCAGATTGGTTTCCTGAGTTTGTTAATAAGGAATCACACTTCTATTATGGAACAAACGCAGTAGAATGTATTTCATATCTCATTGAAGGTAAAAAGAAAAACATTGAAACTCTTGATAAAGTTATGGATATGATTTACGAAGATCTTGGGTCTGTTCCATATAATGCTGAAGATGTTTGTTGTGATTTTATTCGTTGGGTAGAAAATTATGTTCGACCAGGTACTCATTACGATCACGTAGATCGAGATACTACTTGGTCATCATGCACGATTGATGATCATCCTAGAGGCAGACAAAAAGCCATGCTAGATTTAGGTTTAGTCGAATCATTTAATACTCTCAAGTATCATCCTTCCGACTTAAAAGTTCTCGAAATAAATAATTTAAGCATTGGTGAATACCAAGACCTCTGCAAAAAACTTTAGTATCTCTGAAGTTTGCTATTTACAAAGTAGTATAATTGTGCTATAATATGCACATACAAAACACGAAAAAATATGTCACTATTAGATAAATTAAAAAAATCTTCCCGGTCTGCGGGCGTATCAATTCTTTCAGAATCAAAGCTTTTTTCTGAAAAGGAACTGACAACAACACCAGTGCCAATGATTAATGTTGCACTTTCTGGATCAATCGATGGAGGTCTAGCTTCAGGGCTTACAGTTTTAGCTGGCCCCTCTAAGCACTTTAAAACATCGTTCGCACTTTTAATGGCAGCTGCTTATTTGAAAAAGCACGACGATGCGGTTCTTATGTTTTATGATTCAGAGTTTGGATCTCCGCAATCGTACTTTGAATCTTTTGGCATTGACACTTCTCGTGTACTTCATACTCCAGTTACTAACATTGAGGAACTCAAGTTTGATATTGTTCATCAATTAAATGAGATTGATCGTAAAGATAAAGTTATTGTTGTCATTGACTCAGTTGGAAATATTGCTTCTAAAAAAGAAGTTGAAGATGCTGAGAACATGAAATCAGTTGCTGATATGACTCGAGCAAAAGCTCTTAAAGGTCTCTTTAGAATGATTACCCCGACACTAACACTTAAAGACATTCCTCTTCTTGCCATCAACCATACTTACATGGAACAAGGTATGTTTCCGAAAGCTGTTGTTTCAGGAGGAACTGGAGTAATGTATTCTGCCGATAATGTTTGGATCATTGGAAGGCAGCAAGAAAAAGATGGTACTGAAATTAAGGGGTATCACTTTGTGGTTAACGTTGAAAAGTCACGATTCGTCAAAGAAAAATCTAAAATTCCGATTTCGGTTTCTTGGGAAGGCGGTATTCAAAAATGGTCTGGATTACTCGATGTTGCTATCAAAGGAGAGTATGTTGTTAAGCCTAAAAATGGTTGGTATATGGCAAAAGACCCTGCAACAGGTGAAGAGCTTTCTGGAAATGTTCGTGCTAAGCAAACGTTAGAAAAGGCCTTTTGGGAACCGGTGTTTGAAAAGACCGACTTTGCTCAACATATTGAAAAAAGGTTTAAAGTAGGAACCGTAGAAATGGTAAAAGAAGAGGAGGATGAAGATGCCAGCGAATAAAGTAAATATTGACCGCTATATCCAATTTGTTGAAAAGGGCGATAGTGAATTGTATGCATTAAAGGTTGTACATGGACCATATAGTGGTGTAATATACACTTATGGCAAAGTTGCAATTGGAGGTACGGTTGACGAGCCAATTGTCAAATTTGACTTTGTAATTAATGAAGTTCCTAAAGGAAAAAAGAAAAACAAATTAGAAAAATCTAAGGCGTTTAAAAATTTTATGGGTGATATTCTTATCAATTTAATCGAAGAAAAAGTTAATGACGAATCTACAGAAGCTGATACTCAAGAATCTAACGAGTGATGAAGAATTTTGCCGCCGATCTTTGCCGCATTTAAAGCCTGAATACTTTGAAGATGAGCATAGGCCAGTTTATGAACTTATACTAAAATTTTTAAGTGACTATAATAAACTTCCTACATCTTCTGCTTTAGATGTTGAGTTT